AAACTAAAAAAGATAAAAAATAAAACAATGAAGCTACCTATAAACGGTCACGAGTATACCATTCGTTTTATATCTGGTGCTAAAGTAGACCTAGGTTCAGATGAATCAGAAATACTAGGTGCTATTTCTATGCGTAACTGTGAAATAGTACTAGAACACGAAATGAAAGATAGTAAACTACTAGAAGTATTAATACATGAAGTATTACATGGTATTACACACGGAACTAGTTTAGACATGACTGAAACACAAGTACAAGTATTATCTAATAGTTTGTACCAACTGGGTTTTGGTGAATATTTATGGAAAAAAGCAGGAGGAAAATATGATTCCTAATTATGATGCAATAATAAAAAAAGCAAAAGCACTATGTGATGATAAGAATATAGACTATGCACAAGTAAAAGAACCGTTTTCTAACTTTGAAATGGTTGAAGCATTAAAAATATGTGATGCACAAACTGGTATTCTTGTTCGTATCTCTGATAAAATAGCTAGAATCTCTAATCTCTTGAAGAGAAATGGTGAAAGAGCTGTAAATGAAGAAAAGGTAGAAGACACAATGCTTGATTTGATAAATTATAGTGTAATATTACTGAGTTACACTATGTACAGTAAACAATATGACTCAGAAAACGGAGAACAGAATGATTAATCCAGGTAAAATATTAGAACACAATACAAAAAAAGCTAAAGTAAACCTACATTGTCTTACTGACATACACGTAGGTAGCAAAGTCTTTGATAGAAGTCTGTTTTTAAAAGCAGTACAGATGATAGATGAAGACCCAAATGCACTTTGGTTCGGAAATGGTGATATGTTAGAGTTTATACCACCTAATTATCATATACCAGAGGGCGACCAGTTGTTTGATAACAACGAACAGTACGCTCAATTTGTACAAATGATACGACCTATCATGAATAAGTGTGTATTTCTACGTGGAGGTAATCATGATACGCTACGTTCTGTTAGATTAGCAGGAATTGATATAATTCGTGTGCTATGTGACGACCTTGAAGTACCATATTACCCATTTCCAGGGTATGCAGTGATTAATTACAAGCATAATCGCTTCACATTTGCAAGTGGACATGGAAAAAGTGGTGCTAAGAACGGAGATATGGAGCTAACTAGACTTAGAAACATATTTCCAGACGCTGATATGTATTATTTGGGGCACAACCACCAATTATACGCAAAACCAGTAGATTCTTTTGAAATTATGCAAGATAGCGAAGAAATAAGAAGACAATGGTTTGTGCGTGGAGGTTCTTTTATAGGATATGCTGAATATGCACGCTATGCTATGTTTGAACCACAAACAAAAGGATGGGTAGAAGTGCGTTTAAGTGATAAAGACCCAGAATACATCGTACACCGTAAATGAAGAAAAGAACTATAAAAGGTCAGGAGCACATTGTATATGACAATATCAACGAGCTCAGGCAGGCTATGCCATTACAAGACGTACTAGAAGATTGGCGTAATGCTCCAGTTGGTTCATGGACCTTAACAGACGATGGGCAGGTTTGTGAGGTGTTAGAACGTGGGGTTATCAACAATCAACGATATGTACGCACAGCGATTGGGATGTTTAACTGTGCTCCTACCATAAAAATGGAAGGCGAACTACGACAAAGTATATACAAGTTTAGTGGTAAAAACTCTAATACTGTATTTAAAGAACGTGAGAAGCCTACAAAGAAAGAATTTTTGTTTGCAAAGTATGTTGCAAAGGGTGATGGGATAATAGAAGCGTTTAAACGAGCTTATCCTCAATCTAAGTCTGAGCAATATATTAAAGAACAAAGTAGTATGTTATTAAAAACAGAAAGGATAAAAACCTTGATTGACAAAGAAATACAAAAAATATTAGAAAAAACAGAGATAACACCAGAGTATCTACTATTAAAGACAAAAGAGATTGTAGATAATATTGAAGCAAGAGATAGCGATAAGATTTCGTCGCTAAAGATGTTGATGGAAATATCTGGGTTACTAGGTAAGAAAGAACAAAAAACAGAATCTATCGCATTGTTTAAGGGTTTTAGCCCTGAACAGCTAGCAGCATTGGAAGGTAAAGATGTCAAAAAAATCGCAAGCCAAGAACGAGAAATTCCTCAACTGCCAGATGTGCGAGAGGAAAGTGAAGATAAAGAAGTCGCCGATAACGTATAGTGACTTTTTGTTAAATACTATTATGGATATACCTATGGATAAGTACATTACTGTTGATTGTGCTTGTCTTTGTATGTATGACGAAGATATGGACTTAATAGGATTTAGCAGGGAATTTATAGAAAATAATGGAAAAGCTTAGTTTATCTGATAAGGAGAAGCTGTTACATAAAGCTTCTAAAGATTTGATACTGTTTGGTAAGTTATTTTTACCAAATGATTTTTTACATAAATCAGCATCACCTCCTTTTCACTACGACCTTGGTAAAAAATTAATTAGTACAAAACCTGGAGCACGTATTTGTAATGTGCTTCCAAGAGGTTTTGGAAAATCAGTATTAATGAAAGCAGCAATCATGCATAAGTTATGCTTTACACCAGAAAACCAGTCTATGTTTATGGCTTGGGTAGCTGAAGAACAAGGTCAGTCTATTGACCACGTTAAGTATATACGTTCACACTTAGAAACAAATCAAGCTATTAGATATTACTTTGGTAATCTTTGTGGAGGTGACGTAGGTAAGAGATGGACAGAAAAAGACTTAATTACAACAAAAGGGCATCGTATTATAGCAAAAGGTACTTCACAGCGTCTTAGAGGTCGTGCTGAGGTAGATACACGTTATACAGGTATTATACTGGATGACTTTGAGTCAGAGCTAAACACAAAGACTGCTATACGTAGAGATGAGATTAAACAATGGATTGTATCTACGGTATACCCATCTTTAGAAGAAAGTCCTGGTAAAGAGGGATGGATATGGTTATCTGGTACGATTGTACACTATGATGCATTCTTACAAAACATTGTAGATGGTTGGCAAGATGCAGAAAAAGTTAAAAAGAAATATCCATGGGATGTAACATTTATTCGTGCTATAGAAGATGGTAAACCAGCATGGGAAGAACAGTTTCCATTATCTAAGTTAAATCAAAAAAGAAAAGAATACATAGAAGCAGGTAAAGTAGATAAGTTTGCTCAAGAGTATCTAAACGATGCTAGAGATGCTGCTTCAGCTTCTTTTAAAATGGATAATATAAATTATCATAACTATGAGTTTCACACAGATGGACAGTTTACATATTTAAGAGATGACAAAGAAATGATACCTATTTACACTTATATGGGTGTTGATTTAGCACATACAGCATCTAGTACTTCAGACTATCAAGTTATTGTAGTTATGGGTATGGATGCAGACAAAAACAGATATGTAATAGATTATTACCACGATAAGATACCAGCGTTTGATATGCCAGACGAAATATTAAAGATGGCTAAGAAATACTCACCAATACGTAGATGTGCTGTAGAAACAGTAGGAGCACAAGAAATGGTGCGTGATATGGTAGAGCGTATGGCACGAAAAGAAAAAAGACTATTGCCTGGTATTAACAAAGGAGTAAGACCTCCACACGGTATTAAAAAAGAAGATAGGTTAGAAATGTCTTTAGGTAGTATTATCAATACTAAGAAATTATATATTAAAAAAGAACATTCAGAACTAATAGATGAAATCTTTGAGTTTCCTAAAGGTAAGCATGATGACTTGCTTGATGGACTGTATTATGCTGACTTTTTTGCAAAGCCTCCTAGAAGTAGAACTATAAAGAATGATGAGTATGAAAGACCTGATGATTTTCCTACACAAGCACGTACAAAAATAAATTGGATGACAGGATTAAAAATATGAGATTTCGCCCTTTAGCTTGTTTTAAATTAAACAGGGTTATGGTATCTGATTATACATTAGAAGAATACATTGACTACTTAAAAAGGGTAGAAGGGTACGCAAATAAAGTAGGGGAAAAGTTTTATCCATATGATTCACCTGAAGGTGGATTAAAAACAATAGGTTACGGATACAAACTAAAAAGACTTGAAGAACAAAAGACTTATGAGAAAACAGGATTGAGTGAAAGAGAAGTAGAAGACCTCTTGTTGCATGAAGCACAAATTTCTTTTGTAAAAGCAAAAAATCATTGTATTTCTAATAATAGAAAATGGACTGATGTAGAGGATAGGATGAAGTATGCCCTATCTGATTATTGCTTTAACTTAGGAAGTTTGAAAAAGTTTCCAACAACTGCAAAATTTTTAATGCATAACAATGTAGAAGGTGCGTTAGAAAATGACCCAGGAAGACCTGGGTTTAAGCAGTATGAAAGAGTATTTATAGACCCAGAAGGCAAAAGAAGAAGACTGGGTAGAAATAAAGAATTTTATAAAGAATTTTTACAACCGTATATGGAGAAAGCATGAAAATAGATACAGCAGGTTTACAAAGAAGGTTATTTAACTTTGGTAAAAAAACCAAAGATAAGACAAAAAACTTTATGAAGAGATTCACTGTTGAGGCAGAAAATTTAAGAAGAGCAGAATATAACGCTCAAAGAGATGCAGGAAAAGTAGATTATTTACCTACAAGAGGTTTAATGAAAGAGCAAAAAGCTATTAAACAAGATAGAAAACGTAGACAACAAACGAAGGTTAAATAATGTCAAGAATTAAAGAAGACGATAAAGCAAGAGAAAATAGAGAAATTTTTCAACGTTATGCAGAAGCTAGAAGAGACTGGGATGTTGAAGCTAGAGATGCAATAGATTTTACACTAGGGAATCATTATACAGCAGAAGAGTCAGAGGTATTACAATCTGTAGGTCAAGCAGACTTTACTATTGATAGAATATATGCTGCTATAGATAAACTGAAATCTTTAATGACATCAAGACCTGTAAAGTTTGGTGTAACAGCTAGAGAAGATTCAGATACTAAGTTAGCTAACGTTTGGAGAACATTATTAGAATATATCTATGATATATCAGATGGGCAGCATCACTTTAAACAAGCTGTACACGATTATGCTACTGCTGGTATTGGTTACTTTTATGCATACACAGAACCAGAAGCAGATTATGGTAGAGGAGAAGTAATGTTTACTCACGTAAATCCATTCAGAGTGTACGTAGACCCTGCTTCTAGAGACAGGTATTTTAAAGATGCTGCAAACATTTTAATGTCTACTATCTTAACTAAAGAACAATTATTAGATTTATATCCAGATGTAGAAGAGTTTCTACCTAATATTGAAACACACAATATGTCTGACTATTATGATGATTACCCTGACTCACAGCAAAAAAACTCACAAAATATATTTACACCTGCTGAAGTAGAAGACAAAGATTATGAAAGTACAATAGCACAACGTTATCGTATTATTGAACGTTTTAGTAAAGTAAGAGTTCCTTATTACAGAGT